TCACCCTCCAGGCTTTGCCCGCCGGCTATTTCGGGCTGTCTGAAGAGCCGGGCGATATACGCTGCGTGTGCCTGGATCCGAGATAACCTCGTCAGCCAGCGCGTCACTTTTTTTGGCATCAGCCGGGCGGGCTCGCCTTTTTTTCGGCGTGGCGTTTTTATTGCGTCTGGGCATGGCTTCGCTCTGGGGGGGATTTGCCCAAAAAATGTCCGCTGTACGTGCGGCATGGGCGCAGTGTGGCCGGCGTGTCAAGTTTTCCGGGCGGCCGCGATCGCCTGACGCATGGCGTTCCTGTGGCGCGGACTTTCCAGCCAAAACATCGCGACCTCGTCGACTACGTTGCCGAGCAGGATTTGAATTGCCAGTCGCACGTTGCCGTTGGTGCCGTATCGCCACTCCAGGTACTCCAATGCGCGAGCACGCACGAGCTCGCACACGTGAAACGCATCTGCGCCGGCGTCAAACGACCGGCTCTTGGCAATGCACGTCATCCATTCCGTCGGCCAGAGCCGCAGCACGGCGTCAACGATCGCGTCGGTCGCGTCTGGCAGCGAAGTTGCCGGCTCGCCGATCGCCCGGCGGATCGCGTCGCGAATCGCTGGCAGATGGACCGCCGGCGCGTCGCCCACCGTCACCTCCCGCTGATATTGCTGGCCGGTGAAACTGTCGCGGGCGACGCGCCGGGGGCCTTTTTGCAGGGGCACGACGCCGGGCACGGGCACGGCGTGCGATGGCCGTCGCCGTGAACAATGTAGCCCTTGCCACCGCAATCGCTGCAACACTTGCTCGGCTCTGGCTTTGGTGCCGGCGGAGGTGGCTCGACGGCGAACCCGGCGTAGGCGACCGCGACGGCCGCTGCTGCGCGGGGTTGCTCCTGGTCAACGGCGGCCGGCTCGGCCGCGAGGCTCGCGAGGAATGCGATGAATGAACGCCACATGCTACCAGCCTCGGGAGTGGTCTAGGAGCGGTTGCCCGTCGTCGCCTACGCGAGTGTGGACGTATTGCACGTCCTCGGGCGGCTTCTCAGCCACAAGGGCAACCCACAAAAACGTCTTGGCGGCGCGGGCGATCCACCGGAGAACCGGGCGGCTTGGCTGCGGCGGCGTGTCCGGCGAGCTCGACAGCCACCAGCCGGCGGCCATGCACGCAAGGCAGAGAATCACGAGTTGGCGATTAGTCAGCGTCATTTTTTCCTCGTAAGCGTAGAAATCGGTACGGCAAGCCAGTCGCCGTGGTGGATGTCGCGCCACTTGAATCCAGTCTCGACCGAGCCGATGGCCCAGGCGTCGCCAAGCATGCCCTCGACGACGCGGCGGCGTGCCCAGAACGCGCCGGCCGGCAGGTCGTCTGGGTAGCGGTTGGTCTGCGGCCCGATCCAATTTGGGCCCCACGAGTTCAGGATGGCAATCAGGTCGTCGGGCGAGCCGTTTGCCTTGTAGCGGACGCCCACCGCGACCATCTGGTGCATCCAAGTGCCAGACGCTTCGGCGATGCCGCTCGGCCCCAGCGTTGACGAAAAGCCTTGCGAGCTGGCGAGCGTCACAGGGAATCCAGCCTCGAGGGCCGCGGTCAACTCTGCCCAGTTGCGCACAGCCACGACGTGCCGGCACGGCACTCGTTTGGCCACCGCGTCCATCTTGCCGTTGTCGTTTTGCCCGCCGCAGCCGTACGCGCCCCAGTCCTTTTCAAGCGTGGCGTTGTAGGTCGTGAGGTCAACGGCCGGATACGGCTTGCGGTAAATAACGCCCCACTCGCGGAGCCACTTGGCCGCGGCGAATCCGGTAGATCCGTCCGACCAGCCTGCAAACGTCTTGCCTCTGGCTTCGCAACGGCTGCCGCCGTAGATCGCCTCGGTGCTCGGGGCGAGCGGCGGCCCAGAGGATTTGCCAAGCTCCCAGTCGATCGCCTCGGAGATCCACACCGCGTGCATCGCGCCCCACGCTACGCACGAGCCGTTGAGCTGTTTGCCCACCACGAACGGCGTGCCGTAGCGGGCTTGGTGGGCACGCTGCAGCGAGCGGTAAAGAAACGTGTCGCGGCCGGCGGCCTTCTGCATTGCCTCGGGGGCGGCCTGCGAGAAGAAACGCTCGTTGCCAAGCTCGGCCAGAAACGCTCTTGCGCCTTCGGGGTCGGGCGTGTAGCCGTATTGCGTGCGGTCCGTGCGGAGCAACGCCTGCGCCGCCATCACGGCAGCGATCGCCAGGAGCACGCCGGCCATCAAGGCTCTGCTATCGCGCTGCATCGGCGCAAGCCCTCGACAATTCGCGGTATGCGGCCACCCACTTCGACCGCTGCTCGGGGCTGACCGGGCCGCCTGAGGTGCCAACGGCCTGGTCGAGATAGTCGTGAATCGCCTTGCGGGCGTGCGGTTGCCGGGCCCCGATAGACTCGCCGCGAAGCCGGGCCTCGCGAGCTGCGACGCGGAGGTCGTCGAACGCCACGCCGGATTTAAGGCGCGGCCCGCCCTCGCGCATGCCGTCGGCCTGGATGCACTCGGCGAGCTCGTCGCAGAGGGCAGCGAGACGGGCAGCGTCTGCGGCAGCTTCGGGCCCGATGAACAGTCCACGCATGGAGAACCCGCCGTCGGGCGGCGGTGCCGGCGTTGGCGACCTCGGGGCCTCGAGCATGTAGGCAACCACGCACCCAGCAAGCAGGCAGGCGGCGAGCGTGTAACGCGTTCGGTTGGTCATTCGTCGCTCCCTGCCACCAGGGCGAGCGTCAGGGTGTCGATCGCCTTTTTGACCGCGTCGTCAAGGCGTTGCGTCTGCACCAGGCGACGACGCACGTTGGCGAGATCGGCGATCGCCGACTGATAGGTGGGGCCTGGCGTAACCAATGTCTGGGCCGGGCCAAGCGCCGCCGGCGTTACCCGCCACATGGCAGGCCCGGCAACAAGCGCGGCAGCGGCACCCAGCAGGATGACGTAGATCATGGGGCAGCCTTTCTGATGAGTGGCAGGAGCGACTCGATGGCACCAGAGGCAATGAGCAACAGCAGCTGGCGAGCGGCTGGTCGCACGATCAACCAGACCGGCCACGCGAGCGTCGGAATGCAGCGGTCGGCCACTTCGTCAAACAGCAGGCCCACGGCGTTCAACACGAAAATTTTGCGGTCGGCTCCGTCCACGGGGATTGCGTCGGCGGCTGCTACGGCAATCCTCAGCAACGCAACGGCGAGCTCGGCAAACTCTGAAATCGACAGGCCGCCGGTTGCGGCGGTTTTGGCGGCAGCCACAAACGCTCGCACCTTTTCGGCGAGGCTGGGTAGCGTGCTGGCGATGTCAACTGGGGCGGTAGAAATCATGTTTTGACTCCGACGATGTAGACCTCGATATCCGCGGCGCTCGCGCCGTTGTTCGTGATGGCTAGCACCTTATTGCTGGCCGTGGTCGCCAGCCCGGTCGTGAGCTGCGTGGTGTAGAGCACGCCCGCCGGGCCGACCGTGATGAGCCCGGCCGCAAGGCCAGTCCAGCGGTTGGCGACGCTCACGCCCACCGACAGGCTTGCGGTGCTCGAGCGGTTGACGATCAACAGCACCTTCACGCTCGCAAGCGACAGCGTGCCGGAGCCACCCATGAACACCAGCGGCAACGCCCGCAAATCGACGTTGACCGTGCCGGCTGCGGCAATCGTGAGCACGTCCTTGTAGAAGCCGTTGGCCTGGGCGTTGCCCGTGCCGTTGGCCAGCGTGAACGATTTGAGCACGGTCACGGAGTCTGTGAGCGCGGTGGTGTTGAGCTCGTCAACCCACGAGGGCGCGACCCGCAGCGACCCGGTAAGCGAAAAGCTAGCTGCCACTGCCGCTACCTCCCGCTGCCGTTGAGGTCCCAATCAGATAAAGCGAATACGTCACGGCCGCGGCGTTGGGGTTTGCAATCCGCACGACCGAATTGGCTGCGGTCACTCGCCATGAGTCGGTCTGGTTGACACTGCACCACTCCGAGCCGGGTCCGACCTCTGCTGCATACACGGCGGTCGGGCGGCCGGGATCCACGCCAACCAACAACCGGCGGCCGGGCGTTGTCGATTCGTTGACTAGGCGAATGACTCGGAGCTGGCGAAACACAAACGGCACGGTCACGCCGAGGGCCGTCTGCGACAGGTTCAAGAGGTCAAACTGTTCGATCGTGTTTGCCGCGATCGTGCGTTGATCGGCAAACACGAGATCGGCTTGACCTGGGCCGTCGCCGTCGGTAATTGCGTAGGTGGCGCTGGTGGTGCGGCGGTTGACGACCGTTCCAACTTCCTGCGTGTCCGTGCGGTTCCACTGCAGCGATGTCCGCAGTGAGCCGGTCAGCGAGTCTGTGAGCGTGTCGGCCATTTAGATCAACCCGTATTTGACTGCGCGGCGGGCAGCCTCGACGCTGCAGCCCAGCTGAAAGGCGACCAGTTCAATGTCGGAGACGTTGCCGGCCTTGGGTCGCTTGCTCGTGATCTTGCCCCAGGTCTGGGGTTTCGCCGTGTACGTCGCGGCAAATGACGTAACGTCTCCCGGTGCCGCGATTGGCTCGCGACCTTCGGCACCGCCACGGCGAAAATGCGCATACGCAATCACGCATCCACGCTACGGCGGCGCAACCAAAACCCGTAGGGGCTAGCGGCACTCGGCGCGACACGCTGCGTAGCCAGCAACGTCTACGTCGTTATCCGGGTGGTCGACGGGGCCTCGCGAGCGCGCGATCTTGTCGAGCTGCATAATGGTGGCCCAGTCGCGAGCGCAGAACGATGTGCCGAACGCAGCGTTCACCAGCGCCGCCGTGATGGCAAAGTGATCAGCCGGCGGGCCGTATTTCTGGCGACGGTCGCGGATGGCTTCGATGGCGTTGAACAACAGCTGCTCGGCGGAGCTGGGTGGCGCTTCGGCGGCGGCGGCAATGATGCCGTCGCCCGGCAGCCGGCAGTCCTCGGACTTGAGCTCGCGCTCTCCCTGCAGGATCCAATCAATCGGGATTGTGGCCTCGCCGGCGTCGTCGATGGCCGTCGGTTCCGGCGCGTCGTCGGAAACTCCCAGACGCGTTTCAACTGCTGTGCGGAGCGCAGCGTTTGCGGCTTCAAGTTCTGCAATCGTGTCTGCCATAGATTTCCTTTCGCTTAGAAGGTGCAGTACGTCGGCTGCCAGTGTTCCAGAGGTGCCCGTGTATGCGCCGGAAAACCGGCGGGCGCGTTGCTCTGCCGCAGTTATGTAGTCGGCGTCAAGCGTCACGCTGTGCGCACCGTGCCGTCGTGCATAACGCGGAAATTGTGAACGTCGAAAACGCCTTTGTCGTGAACGGCGACCATTGCGAATCCGTGATTCCACCGATTGATTCGCGCGTAGTCTGGCCGCAAATCGCACAAGCAACCGGTGCTCCAGCATCCAGTTTCGTGATGCCACATGTCGGATTCAGCGTGATTTGACGTGCGGTGGGAATGCCCCACGAGCACCGTCGAGAGCGTGCGTAGGAACGCACCTCGAGCGACGTTGACCGGCGCGGCCATGCCCTTCGGAAGCTCGTGCCCGTGGAGCACGGGAAGTTTGCCTAGCATGATTGGCCGTTGATCTTCGACGAGCTCGACGTTGTGTTTCGTCAGGTCGAGCCACGCCGCGAGGCTCATTCGTGGGTCGTCGCTGATTTCTACGGCGTGCTGCCACAACCAATGCTGCCACCGCTCCTCGTGATTGCCGAGCTTGAACACGATCGGGATTTCTGGAAACTCCTGCCGCAGATAGGCCAGAAAGTCCCGCACCGCCTCAAGCTCAGCCTTAAAGTGCCGCTGCTTCGGGTCTTTCATGTAGCGACTGATTGCGTAGAAATCTGCGATGTCGCCGTTGAGCAATAGAGCTGCCAAGCCTTGGTCTTTGAGGTGGCCAATCGCCGCGGCCACTGCAATCTCCGAGTGGTAGGGAACATGCACGTCCGACAAGATGCCGACGTTGCCAGTGACCTGGAGCACGTACGGCGTCCACGGCTCGGCAAGCGTTTTGGGCATGGCAACGCTTTCGCCTGCCTTGCGCGGTGCTCGAGGTGCCGCAGCCTTGATACGCTTGCGGTCCGTTTTCCCGTGCACGCCGAACTGTCGTTGCATCCTCATTCGAGCCTGCTGCAGCGTGATTGCACCGTTGGCTTCCTTAACCAAGCGCCGCGCCAGCGTCTGCGCCGGGGCGTCGGGGTGCATTCGCGCAAGCCGTCTCGCCATATCCGTGATCGGATCGCCTGCCATTTGGCCTCCGCTCGTGTGGCCAGTCGTCCTTTAGCAAACCAGCCGCGTCAAGAAATTGAGAGCACGTCTCCGACATGTCGGCTACGGCGGTTTCGTCAAGGTCCGGCCACCGGGCGTGAATTAACTCGTGAAGGATCGTGTCGACCAGCTCGGCCGTGTCCATGCCGGCGGCCAGTTTGATCGTCCGCGTCTCGTAGTCGCAGATTCCGTAGGCGCCAGGTATGCGTGCGTCCCACTCGACTTTCCAGCGTTGCCCAGCGATGTAGACCGTGCGGCGACGCCTCATTGTGGCCCCGGCCTCTGGGCTGCGAGTCGCTTTCTGGCGAGGCTGGCGGCGGCGTCCGGCGCGAACCGCCGCGAGACGATGCCGGTGATGATCTTTCCGGCCGCGATATCGTCCTTGGCTGCGCAGGCGTGTTGAAACACAATCTCGCCCGCGGCGTCGTGCTGGCAGATGGCTGGATGCCGATAGGCGGGGTTGCGGCTTGGCAAGCCGTACTGGCTGCCCACGAGGTGCCAGGCGAGGAGCCAACAATCCTTGTCTCCGTAGACGAATTGGTAGGTGTAGTCCCGCCACTCGTTGAGCAACACGGCGATGTCGAGAGCGTGAAGGTGGCGGCGGCGGTCCACGAGCAGCTGCCCAGACTCGAGCGGCCGAGCCCCGTAGACGGGCTCTAGCCCAACGTTGCGCCACGCGGCCTCTGGCACCCATTCGGAGCGGTGCCGCGGCGGCGGCAGGTCTGGCCAGAAAAACGCTCCGGGCCGCGTGTAGGCCCGGTCGTCGAAGAGGTAGGTTGGGTCGCGGGCCGGCACGTTGTCGGCGTCGAGGAGGAGCACTTCGGCAAACCCGCTGTGTCGCACGGCCACGGCCTTGAGCCACCAGCCGCGACCGCGGCCTATCTCTGCGTCGTTCTTGCGTGGCACGATCCGCAAAGCAGCCAGCGTGGCGTCGGCATCGACCAAGCGGCAGCCCGCCGATGCGAACACGGCGGCCATGTCCTCAGGCATCTCGCCGGCCATGTGCCAGATCTCAATGGGGAGGGTGCAGCCGAGCCCGCGGAGCGTGGTGACGAGGTTCCAGGCAAGTCGGCCGTAGAGCTCGCCGCCGGCCGGGATGACGATTCCGCGGAGCTCGCGGACGGCTGGCAGAATCCACGGCGGCGAGTCGAGGGCGTCCGAGAGGGCGGCGCGGAAAAGGGCAGACATGCCGCCATTAGGGCGGGTCCGTCAAGCGGGCCAGAGGGGGTCAGGCCGCAGAAAGACGCAGCCGAACAGTCCGCGAAATCTGCTCGCCCGTTTGCTGGACAACTCCGACCGGAAGTTGCTTTTCAATCTGGCTGCCACTCCCCAACGATTGCCGATCCTGCCAGGTAATATTTAATTGCAGAGGGTTGTTATTGGCGGATGGGCCGGCTCCCCAATAAAACTCCGTGCAAGCGACATCCCCAGAGCCGTGAGTGCAGGCCTCTTCCACTTCGCCGGTTGTGTCGTACTCAAAGGTTTGCACGCCACCACGAGATTGTCGGCTTTTTGTCCTTTTCGCTCGGAATCCTTTGATTTGCTGAACGGTAATTTTTACGCCAACTCGCATGTAAATGTTGAGAATGGCGTCAGACTTTGAGTTCAACGTCGCCCATGCTGCGCCGTCTTGCGAGTAGGCGTCGTAGGCCTCCGTCGTCATGCCACTGTCAGCAAACGCTAGCGACGGGATTTGATTGCTGTAAGAGATGCCGGCTCCAGCTTGAGATCTGTACATGGCGGTCGTAGTGGCCCAGATTTGCGGGAACGACTCAATTTTGTAGGCAACTCTGTAATCGTCTTTGAAAAACGGGGCGTTGGCCGATTGCAGAAACTGCCACTCTGCATCAGTAAAAGGCCCAGATGGTCCCTGTCTTCGCCATGTAATCGTTGGGTTTCTGAATAAAAACGTAAAATCACCGGCCAACTCATTCAGGGCTGGCTCCGCGATTGATTCTTCGCGGGAATTGTGCGGGCTTCCCTTGAAGGCGTGCCAACTGTTAGGCATCAGCCGGCGGCCATCAACAAACGGCGTGAGCTCGTGAACCCCAGCGATGAGCGACCAAAACCACAACGGCGGAACAATCGCGGAATCTCCAAATCCGTAGATGCCAGAATCCGCAACCGGCACAACGGAGAATTGCGGCCCGAATTGAGTCCAGTATGCCGGCAGCGGATTCCACTCCCTCCCCTGCCGTATTAGATCGTTTTGCCCGCCCCACGAAACGCCCCATCCATGCTGATCCACTTGCTGCGGCATCCGCTGCGATTCTGCGGTGCTGCGCGTTGGCGTCCATGATCTTGTTTGCGGAACAAACTCGATTTCCAGATTGTGCAATGCGTTGCGTAGGGCAAGTGACGCGCCGCGATGGACGAGATGCGTTGCGTGCCACGAATCTGCGTTCGCCGCTGCGTGTGCGCCTTTCGCTATAACGTCTGGCCTGCGGACGAACAAAGGCGCACTGGAATTGACCGCCGGCACTTGCGTGGTGCCTCGCATTGCAACCGACGGCACAGCGTCAATGGTTTGCTGATCGGGGTCAATGATTACGTTTGCGTGATTAGCACCACATGCAACGCGAGTTGTCACGCTATCAACAATTAACCGCCGTGAGTTTTCCGGAGGACCTGGGCCGTTGGTGTTTAAGCGATGAATCGCTTGCACTATTGATTCAGTTGCGGCAACGCCAACGTAGCGATCTTTTTGCTCAATGGGCGGAGAAACATTGCTTGCCGGGTCGATAAACAGGTCGCGAGACACATTAAACGGAAACGTAAAGAAACCGTGTTCTTGTGCTGTCTTGGAATCTGCGTTCGTGACACCGCTGCCGCCAGCGACCCTTTCAAATCCGCACCGAACGGTATTGGTATCGTTGGGGAATTGTATGTCTTCCCAGCAACAGCCAATGCCAACAACGTGAAACCCCACAAATGCTGGGTAAAAAAGGGTTGCAATCGCGCCACTCCAGAAAGGCGACGTAAAAGACGCAACAATCGTATCAGTTCCGTTTTGGCGATACCCACACCTGACGGTCAATCGAGTGGCCTCCCTAACTTGAGGCTGAGAATTGCTGCCGACCAAAATGGATGGAAAAGTTACAGTTGGAAGAAGGGTTTTGAGATAGGTATCTCCGTCCGAGACGTTCCTTGCGGAGAACGCAAACGACCCGGTAGCCGTGCCGAAAACTGGCGTGTAGGAAGCGATTGCAGAATTAGAACCGTTAGAAAAATGTTTTTTCAAATCCACGGGCGGAAGTTGCAGCCCGGCATTTACCTCCACCTCGGCAAACACATACTTTGACAGGTCTGCCGTGGCCTCGACAAACACTCTCGCGGTGCCGTTGGCGTTGCCGTATGCGCTGGTGACAATAAACGCCTTAGTTGGGCGATGGCTGCACCAGTCGTTATGAACTAGGCACGAGTTTGAACGGGTGTCGTTAAAGTCGCCTTGGTTAGAGCCTCTGACCTCGTCTTGCGGGCCTCCAACAATCAAGCTGGTTTCCCAGGATTCGTTCCCACAATCGCACTCGCACTCTTCGCTCACAGAATCACCACTGCATAAGAGGCCACACCGTTTGCGGAGGTTAGATACCGTATGATCCGGTGATGGCCGCAGCTTGACGCCTCTGCCGCGCCGGTCAGCGGATCAGAAGAGTCGCCGGCGCGCAATACGGAAGCCTGGATGAATTTGTATTTGCCGACATAGCCAATGCCAGACATCTCAAACCTTGGCCTTACTCGGCAAATGCACATTCCGGCGATGCACACGTTGACTACGGCAGGCGCGCCGGGACTTGGCATAGTTGCGCCGCTGACAATTGCTCCCAGTTGGACCTTAGCGTCGGCGTAGTTCGCCAGCGAAACAGGCACGACAACGCTACCCGATAGGCAAGATACTGTTGCCGATCGCTTATCCTCTGCATCGTTTATGTCTGGCGAAACCCAGGCGCTGGCGTCGTCGATTTTTACAACGTGCCCAGCCAGCACGCCAGACACAGTTGACGTGACTAAGCATGGCACCACTAGCCGACCTAGCTCTGCGATGCCAGCCCCAGCCCCAAACCCCGTCCCGACCCCAAGCACGCGATCCGCCGCGTCCTGCGCCCGGTTCCACGCTCGAGCAGAGATCGCCCCTGCGAGCGGCTGGCCTTTCTCAATGCGTCCGTCTGGGCGTGCCATCACGCCACCCCGATGCCCAGGTTGGAAAAGTTGCCGTCGCGGTAGACTTTGTTGACGTAGACGTGTTTCGGCTTCTTAATCAGCGTGTCGCTGTCAACAGCGTCTTCGTATCGCACCCACAGATACTCGTGGCCCTTCTTTTCGATCCCCGTCACGTCGCCGATTGTTTTGCCGGTCACGTTGGGTGAGGCCACAAATTTGAATTGCAGCGACCAGGGGCCGTTGCCACGCTCATCGTCCCATTCCTGCGAGCCCGACGCGCCCATGAATAGCACCTCGTACGCGGCAAACCCGCGAAACGCTGCATTGTTGACAGAGCCGGTTAAGGCGGCGACGCCCTTGATCCAGTTGCTCGTGACGTAGGAATGCGGCACGTCGTATGACTCCGTCCACGTGAGCGCGGGCACCACAATATCAACGCCATTGACGCTGTTTCCGTCAACGCCAATGGCACCTTTCATGTCGGGCGCGTTTGTGCCGTAGCGGCGCTCTGGCGTGTCTGTGGCGACGCCGCTACTGGCCGTGCCGCTCTCGGCCTGGGTGATGTGCTGCGTTCCGCCCGACGTGTCAAACGACCGAGCCCGCTTCAGCGGATCCCGCTGGTCGTCGTCGTCGGCCCCTTGCTTCTCGTACGAGATCGTGACTTGCCAGGCGTTGTCGCCCAGGTACGAGACGCTGTAGGACTCGGCCCGCAGTTGGACGTTGGGCTGGCCTGGGTATTGCCAATAGGCGAGCGTCCCCGTGATGTAGCCGTTGGCCTCGGCGTGGACTTCCGTGTCGTCGGTGGTGCCGAAGACCTTGTACGACTTGGAGTAGCTCGAGGCCGCCTTCCGTCCGAGGCGGACGATCGTGGCCGAACGGCTGGCGTTGTCTTCCACCCAAGTGAGGGGCATGCTTACTCCGCTATCAGCGATCCGTGAAGGTCTGACGTGTTGCTAGCGATTGTCTCAAGTACCGTGAGCTGCCGCTCGCCCAAGGACGACCCAAAGCCCATGCCGCCAAGGTTCGTCGAGGAGAACGTCCCAGCCACCTCGGCCTTGCTCTGGGCAGCGTCCACGCCAGCCGCACCGGCCCCGGCGGCAGCCTTCTCGGACGGCGAGGCGCCAGCGGATGCTCCGCCCATGCCGGCCTTGTTGAGCCGCTCTTGGGCGTCTTCAAGGGCGGTTTCCAGCGTGGCCGCCTGGGCGCTCGACAGGCGACCGCTGCTCGACAACGCGTCAAACTCGCCGTAGAGGTCCGCAAGCGTCGAGAGACTGCTGGCCCCCTCAATCTGTTTGAGCAGATCGGCAAATTGCTGATTCCGCGCCTGCGTCTCGCGCTTGCCTCGGCTCGCACCGGCAACGGCACCTTCGGCCGCCTGCGTGGCGGTGCGGCGCGCGTCGGCGCGACGTTTGTTTTCTTGCTCGCGCTGTGCGATCTGCTCGTCGGCGATTTTAAACCTATCCGGCGTGGCCATCTGTCTAGACCGCTCCCGCGCCTTCATTTCGCTGTCGACCTTGGCGTTTTCCTGCTCTAGCTTGAAACCTTCCTTGATAAACGATTGAACGTAGTTCCAGCCTTTTTGAATTCGGGATTCAAGCCCGTCCCACATGGCAGCCAATCCATTCACTAAGCCGTCCCATGCAAACAGGATTGATGCCGCCACGTAGTCAAAGGCCCCTTGAAGCGTTGAGATGAACGGGTCGACCGCTCCCATGAGCGCCTCGACGCCGCGGAGCCAGCCGGCGTAGAGCCCGGCCCAGAGCACGTCCATGGCCCCGGCAAGGTCGCCTTCGGCGATGGCGGCATAGATGCCGCTGAACGTGACGGAGGCCGTGTTGGCAAGATCGCCTAGCACCGTCATCGCCCCAGCCACGGCACCGGAGAACGCGCCGCCGATGGACGCGGAGACGCTTTCCACCATGCCGCCAACGCCGGAAAACATTCCTTGCATCGAGGCGGCGACCTTCGGGCCGAAGGCGGCCAGTGCTCCGAGCCCGACGATGAGAAGGCCGATCGGGTTTAGGAACAACGTGGCAAGCGTGGTGATCGCGCCGAACGCCGCGCCGAAACCGCCGAGCGCCGTCGAAACGATCGACAGCGTGCCGCCGATGCCGATCAAGGCCACGCCGACCGCCGTGAAGATCGCCACGCCTTTCGCGGCTTGTAGGATCATCTCTTGGTTGGCTTTCACGAACGTCGTCAGACCAGTTGCCACGCCTTCGATCGTGCGTACCAGGCTGATCAGCGACGGCGCCAAAGCGTCGCCGATGGCAAGGGCGGTGCCCTCGATCGCTGAGAGGGCGATCCGCATGGCGCCGCCGAGGCCGGCGTCCATTTCCTTGGCGGCCTTGGCTGCAGTGCCTTCGGCGTTTTGCAGATCCCTCGCAAGGGCAGTCACGCCGCCGGCGGTCGACGACAAGACGTTGGCACTTGTGATGCCGAGCAGGCCGAACGCCTCGGCCATCCGCTTCGTCCGCTCGGCGACCGGCATATTGGCCGTGGCGTCGTTGATCTCGTCGAGGATCTGCACAAGCGGCTTGAGGTTGCCGGCCGCGTCGGTGTTCGTGACGTTGAAAAGCTCCTTGAGCTTGTCGCCGCTGGCGGCCGAGATGACGCCGAGGCGGCGGAGGGCTGTGCCAGCCTCGCTGCCTTGAATGCCGACGTTGCCGAGCACGCCCAAGATGGCGGTCGTGTCTTCGAGCGACAGGCCCAAGCTCTTTGCGACAGGCCCGGCGTATTTAAGAGATTCCCCCAAAGCCTCAACAGTATTGAACGTTGAGTTGGCGGTCTTGGTCAGCACGTCCGCCGCTCGTGTGGCCTCTCCTGCCCCAAGCCCAAACTGCCGCAGCGTGGCAGCCATGATCCCGGCCGAGAGGGCGGCGTCGGTGCCGGTGGCACGAGCCAGGTCAAGGACCGCCGCCGTCATGGCGTTGATCTCGTCGGGCTTGAAGCCGGCGCGGCCGAGCTCCGTCATGAGGTTCGCGACCTCGATCGCAGTAAACGACGTGGTAGCCCCGAGCTCGCGGGCTTTGTCGTTGAGTTTCTGGAGCTCGGCCCCGCTCGCCTGCGACACGGCGGCCGTCGCGCGGATCGCGTCGTCGAAAGCCGCGAACTGACGCACCGCCAGGCCAACCGGGAGGGCGATGCCGGCCCCGATGGCCGCCATCCGCGATCCGAGGTTCCGCATCGACGAACCGATCTTGCCAATTCCCTTTTGCACGCTTGCAAGCGCAGCAAAAAACTTCTTGGAGTCGGCCCCGATCTCGACGAATACTTGGCCTCCACGGACTTTGCTCATGTGTTCACCGTGTGCCAGTCAGGGCCGAGTAGCTTCTTGATTTCTTCGGGCGTCGCCTGGCGAGGCTTTGCCTTCTTTGCGAACGGGTTGAGTTTGGCCGGGTCGGTCGTCGGGGCGTGTTTTGCCTTGTTCAGGTTTGCTTGCTGGGCTAACAGGTTGGCGGTGTGCCACCAATCCATCTCTAGGCGGGCGTCGCGAGCGACGGCGAGGTTTCGGAGGGTCCATTTTCCGGGGTGGACTCCGAGGATCCCGGCAGCTTCGTAGATGGCGTGCCAGACTGTTCGAGCAGGCTCTCCAGCGTCACCGCCTCGAGTCCAGCCTCCGCCTTGGCCGTCAGCTGCGCCGCCATGTCGTCCATGCGACTGGCGAGCAACGCGACCATCTTGCGGAGGCGCTGGGGGAAAAAATCGACAAGCTCCTCCTCGATCGCTTTGACGCCGGCCTCGATCGCGTCGCCACGGAGGCCGTCGAGGAAGTCGTCGCGGGAAACCTTCTTGTCGTCGCATTGCTTGCGGCAGATCGCGTAGAGCACTTCGCCGACCTTGCCGTATTGGCTGCGAAGGATCTGCAGCGTGTTCGCAATGTTCGTAGTGTCAATGATGTCGAACGGCGCGGATCGAGTCTGCCGGGCGACCGTGCCGTCTGGTTGCTCCACGTCTTCCGTCACGTCCATCGTGACCAGGCCGCGAACGCGTTCGGCGGCTGCCACGGTGACAGCAACCATCCACGGACGCCCTTGGTCGTCTCGAAACTCTCGCATTTAGGCTCTCAATCCTGCTCGGGTAAGACGGGCCTCGACCGTGTAGGTCGCAACGCCGTCGATCGGATCAGACTCGGAAATGCTTGTGATGACGCCCAGGAACGACCACGCACCCGCGCCGCCGGAGATGGTCACGGGCGCCCCGGAGGTGACGAGAGAGTAGGCCCCGGCGAGGTCGGCGGAGTCGTTGAACTCCACGCTCACGCTCGCCTCGTAGCCCACTGGATAGACGGCGGCTTGGCGGCTGCCGTACTCCTCCACGTCGATCGTGCGAACGCTGTAGGAAAGTGTTGCATTTCTCGCGCTGGCAATAGTGCTGCCAATCGAGATGGTGCAATCCTTTCCAAGCGTGATTGCCACAGGCTCACGCCTCCCGAGCGGTCACGGTGTAGGTCACCGCCCCGTCGATGGAAGCGTTTTCCGTGACGCTCATGACGATGTACGAGGATGTCGCCGTATTGGTTTCAAGGGCCGTAATCAAGCCGGTGGCGTCGTGGCACTCGATCTCCCAGGTTTTCGACGTGAATCCAGCCTTGCTGGCGCGGTAGCCGGGATTGCCGGTGGAGCCGCCCTTGTTCGTGCGGTTGGTCACGTCGACCATCTCGCACTCTTCGGTGTAGGTTGCCGAGATGATGCCGGTGCCAAACGGAGGCGCGGCTGCCGCGTCTTTGCCGAGCGTGATTGCCATGGGTTATTTGTCCTCTGGTTTAGGTCTGGGTGTCGGCGCGCGAGGCGCTCACGGTGTAGGTGATGATGCCGTCGATCGGCTCCGATCGGGCGATGTTGGCAACGACGAACTCGACGCCGCTAGCCGTCCCGAGGTTCGTGT